AAAATGGTAAGTCCGTGTAATTCATAGTAACTCCAAGATTTGATCAACCTCTTTTTTATATTTACTGTACGGTCGCAAAGAATGACAATCAACATACCAATCATTGGTAATCTTGTCAACTTCGGGCTTCCAGTTTATCCTGTCCAATCTTCTACCACTATGAAAACCATCTGGTCTTAAGGGCTGATATACCTTACCACCACCGTCGCGATAAGAAGAAACAACCATAGAAACAAACTGTTCATCTAGTCCCCAAGACTCCATTGGTTCACCGTTCCAATTTTCGGGTGTATGTTTTGTTTTTTCGTTGAAACTTGAAGTAACGTCTTCCATAAAGTCCGAGAAAGATTCTTCGGTATCTAGAATCTTTTTAAAGTTTTCTCCAGTGGCAACATTATAACACAAAGGAAAATAATTCCGCAAGTTGGTATTCAGATTACACCACTCATAATCACCATGAATACTTTGTTTCCAATATGTTCTGGATATAGGAAACATATCAATATCACTAGTAATCCATAATACGTCAGATTCAAACTGGGGATACCACAATCTTGCCAACTGGGCCTGAGTATGAATCTTGTAATCCTGTAGGGGTTTAATATTTACAACTTGTCCATACTCAGATGTAACTTCGGAATCACCAACATGCACCAAAACAGGTTCATAACCTATTCTTTCTCTCCATACCTTGGCAACTAAAGGCCAAAAATCCATATAATAAGGATTATCATCACAGGACATTATAACTTTAACTTTCATTTTCTTTCCTATCCAGAACATCACGATCTGCTTGAGACCATAGTGTGTCATCTTCTCTCACCGATTCACCGACGAAGTAAACCATCGCTTCAGGATCACGTTCTGGTGTGGGGAATGGTGCGTTCTCTGTGAAGAATGGGTCGTGTGTTAGATTTTCGCTTATTGCAATAGGCCAAACAATACCCCAAAGAAATGCTTGGTCTACACCTTTCTTGTCATCATGATATCTACCACGAATGAAGTTTTCAATCTGATTCTTCATTCCTCTCATCGCACCTTTTCTCATTCCCCACATACCAGCCATAATAGCAGTAACATGATACGGATGATCACGCATGATGTGAAAGTTCTTTCCAGATTCAATCCATTCATCCACCGCTTCTTTTTCTCTCATTGACAAACGAGAATCTGTATCGCGTGAGATGAACAACTCCACATCGTCATCATCACATGCAGTGAATCTCCACATCGTTGAATTTGGTGTTCCCTCTTCATCCATAACAACTACTTCTGTGTTGTCATATGATTCGAGTTTGTCAATGACTTCCTGTGGTGTGTTCTTTCCTGCCACATAGAAACGACATATCCAATCGGGGTAAATCTCTTTGGCTAGTTCTGCATTCCTATACGCACCCGTGGTGTAAAATGGGTCATCACCCCACAGGGAAAATGTAATCAATCTTTTCATTTGACGACAGACTCCGTTCCTTCGGATGACCAACGATAGATATGAAGAAAGTCATCCAACTTGTATGATCGTAGAACCTTTGGATACAAACGCATAAGCCAATCAATGTCTTCACACGATTGACCTGTCTGCGAATAAGCACTTCGGAAAGATTCAGACTGTGCAAGTTCTGTTCTCCACACACACCAATGATACGGCGGACGAAGAGTATCCATATAGTTTCCGCTTGCGTCCACACGCACGGGATCGTGGGGGTTTCCCATCTCACAATAAATCTTGGCGTGCTTACCATCGAGATAGGTATCTTGATTGAAAGAGATAACATCCCACGATGGATCTTCTTCGATCACAGCGGTAAGTTTCTCGATATAGTTGTCGGCAATATCATCGTCGTCATCGAGCCAAGCAAGATGACTTCCGCGAGCAGCCTGTAGAAGAACATTTCTCTTCTCGAAGATATGAAAAGACTTGTTGTCGATCATACACAGAACTTCCACATCTTCTCGGTCTCCAATCTGACCAAGAAGTTTGTCTTGAAGTTTTGTATACTTCTCTAGACGAGACGGGATGGAGAGTATCAGAATACTCAGTTTAAGTTGTGATGAGTCCTTTGGCATCAAGACGCTCCTTTATAAGTTTCACATCGAAATCATTCTTCATTCGCTCTTGATACACGGCACCATCTTTTCGATACTGCTCTGCACTTTCCTGTGTTTGATGGAGTTCATCTGCTTCGGGATGATTTCCTGGCACCCATTCATGGCGAATAATACAAGTTGGAGAGACTGCCAACTTGTTCAACTTGGCACAAACAACGGTCATTTCGTTGTCGGAGTATAGAGACTCATAATCAGGATGATAAAGATATCCCATCGCCTCATAGAGAGGGAATCCAATCACGGGAAGCGTCATCAACAGGTCTTCCTTTGGTCGAAGACCATCGTTGAACTTGATTGCACCAACATAGTCTGGGAATAGTTGATCGAATCCCATAGCGATGATATCATCCCACCCCTCAAGGCAGGGAACCATATCATCACTGGTAAGAACAAGGATATCACCAGTTTCGCCTTCGAGGTCGGCGTTACAGGCTTCAATCTTTGTCTTTGAGTTTCCGTAGTTATACTTGATATCGACACCGCGAGAGTCGAGCCATTCCCGCATCTCTTCGGTGTTCATCGTTGCGTCATCATCATCCATCGTGATGACGTATCGAATTTCGTGCTTACCCGATAGGTAGTCGATGCCCTTCTGAAGAACTTTCTTGAACTTTTCAGGGCGTCCCCTTGTGGGGAACTTTATCACTAGTTTTGCCATAATAAAGATTCCTTATTTTACTTTCGTCTTCCTATATGGTATTTAGGAACAAGTTCCCAATCCTTCTTGTCATTATAGGAAATAATCTTGATTTGTGCAAGGGATACCTTTGGTTCTTTTACCTTGTCTTCATCAACTACTTCCAATAGTTCCCATTCATCCAAGAGACTGGCGATTGCATTCCTTCTTCCAATGTCTGTTTCACTGATATCTGTAGGCAGTCCATCCAGTGCAAACAACTCCTTGAAGTGGACAATGTAATACTTACCACGCTTGTGAAGAATATGGCACGATTGATATAGTTTGTTCTCTGTGCGAGACGACACACCCATACGAGTGAGTGTCTCTCGAACCTTTAGAAAATCGTCTTCTTCCTTGAGTCTAACTTCCACTAAGTCTTCGACTCCGAGTTCTATTCTTTCCATTAGAAAAACCTCCATATTGTCCGAATATGTAGGTTTTGTTAGTTTTTGTCGCCATATGTCGTGTGGTTTTTGACGGTTTCAATCTGTTCATCAGTCAAAAGTGACAAATACTCCCTGGCTACTTGATCAGAAACACCATAATATTCCTTAATCCAAGCCAATCGTGGGTCATTTTCCTTCTTCAACCACTTACTAAACCGCTTTCTCTTGCGAACAGAATGAAGAAGATACTCATAGTGCATTCTCTTATCAACTGTTGGAATGGCATTCATGTTGTTCACAAGAAAGATAGTGTCTGGAAAATAGGAAAGACATCTGTTAACGACGAAAGGAGCGTAGGATTTCTCCTCACGCTCATCTCGCTCGCGTAGAATGTTGTCTTTACCGTGATTGATTGAGTTTAGAATTTCACTCAGATTCACTAACGACTCCAATCACATGCTCAAAATCTACGATGTCAATACCTCGAAACTCATTGACACCCCTCATATTGTAGACAACGGTATCACCTTCCTTGAATTCATGCGGAAGAACATTTCCGTTTGGAAGAACCTTTGGATGTCCAACAGAAAGAACCTTTCCTCGGAAGAAGATATCCTTCTGCTTTTCATTGTAGATGATACCATGCTCGGTGGTCTTCTGTCCACCTGTATTTTCTCTTTGAATCGCTACTTTTCCTCTGGATGGATATAGTGTTTCGCTCATTTGATTTCGCACCTCATCATAAGTTCTGTAAGACACGCGACCATGTTGATTTCGTGGTCGGCTACGAATGCGGACTTGTATTGATACTCTGCCAGAATGAGAACTGCTTCTGGAATCGAGTGTGGTTTTAGATACTCATAGAAACCATCATATAGTGTTCGGAAGATATGAGTCTGGTCGTTGTCGAGATTGTCCACAACCCACGAACGAACCTTGGTAAACTCCTTGTTCTTCATGAAGCCAACCAACTCCTTGATGCTGATATCGCCTAGTTGGGATAGAATACCAACATCAATCTTACCAGACACAGAGTATCGCTGGAGTTCGTTTAGAATCCTGCGAATATCTGGAAAATGCTTCATGATGAGTTTGGCTAGAACTTCTTCGTCAAACTCAATGCTTTCTTGCTTTAGAATGCTCTTAACCCTACCAAGAATCTTCAGTGCAAGGGGCGGCTTTTCCTTGGTTGGAATCTTGAACTCAACAACCGTGCATCGAGAATGAAGTGGCTCGATAATGCGATTCTTGTAGTTGCAAGTCAGAATGAATCTACAGTTCTTCGAGAACTCTTCCATAAATCCACGAAGTGCTGGTTGAGTCGATTGCGGATTGGAATAATCGAACTCATCGAGGATTACAACCTTCTTGTTTCCATTGATGGAAACTGAACTGGCGAAGTTACGAATGGTTGTTCGGAGTGTGTCGATGTTTCCATCTTCCGAACAGTTGACCATAAGATACTCTGTGTCTAGTTCATTACAGAGTGCCTTCGCAACAGTAGTCTTACCACAACCAGGCCCTCCGCAGAGAAGGAGATTCTGAACTTCGCCAGAATCTACCATCTCCTTGAAGGTATCCTTGATAGTTGAGGGAAGGATGCAATCCTCGATGGTCCGAGGTCTATATTTTTCTACCCAGAGAAATTCATCCATTGTAGACGGAATCCGCTTCGAGTGCAATCCAATACTTAATGTCAGCGGTCTTGTGTTCAAACTGACTGACAACGCTCTTCGCGATTGAAACTTCATAATCACCAGAAAGCATCTTCAGATTCTCTACACGGAAGTAGAACTTGAAGTCTTCGTCCGCAGTCGGCAGTTCACCGAGATTGACAGAGTAAGTGTTGGAACTGTTCACCTTCTTGTCGATGGCAACCATCTCAAGCATATCACCGTTCGGACGAACACAGATATCTGGAAGACCAAGAACAGAAGCAGCCTTCTGAAGTTCGATAAGGTCTCGCTGCTTGAGGTCAAAGGTAACAACCGCTTCAGGCATCACAATGTCCTTGGTAGGAGAAGTGATGAGATTGCTGGCAGAATAGTAGTATCGAACACTCGAACCATTCTTGCCATAGATGTTAACGTGATTATCTTCAAACTCAAACTCAGGCGAGTCAAAGAGAGAAACAGTGCCAAGGAACTGGTTCAAGTCCCAGATGGCAACCTCACGGTCAAACTCCTCCTCGATCTGTGCTTCACTCATAATGTTCTTCATCGAAGAAACAGTCTTCAGAGTGCTACCAGGCTTGATGAGAATGTTAGAGTTGATTCCAGAAAAGTTCTTTAGAATCGCAAGTGTCTTTTCGGATAGTTTGATTTTTTCTGCTACCATCACCAGTCTCCTTCTTCAAGGTCTTCCATATAATCTTCAACATTACGAGAATCGACCATCAAGTCCCGTAGAATCTTCTTACTCTGCTTACGCTTACCTTTACGCTGTTCTCGGCGAATACCGTGGTCTCCATCTTCGGAGTAATCATCACCCCAAGAACGCTTCTTTTGCTTTCTGTAATCCCTAGACATCAGAATTCTCCAATGTTTTCCATAAGATTCTTCAATCCTTTCTGAATGAAGTAGTTTAGAAGTCCGCTTCTTTGCGGAACGGTTTGACTATCATATGTGTCGTTGACGAGTTCAACGACATATTGAGGAATGAAGTCGAAGTCAATCAACTTTCGATTCCTATCATAGTTCCTAGAGATGAGTTCGTCAACCTCATTCTTTGAAATCACCTCTTGAATCTTTCTCTTTGCTTTCCCCGTGAGAGGCTTCTGTCGCTTGTCCTCGGCGATAAACACATCATCATCGGATAGAACATTCGGAATACCATCGCTCGTATCACCCTTCATAATGTGTTCTTCAAGAAAATCGTGTGGGTTTTCACACACCAGAAACTTCTTCTGAATCGGGCTATACTGTTCGATATTGCCAAACTTCTGAAGTTGCTGGAAGTCCTTGTCACCAGAAATGATGATGACCTTTTCGTTCTGACAGAACCGAGAGGCAAGAACTGCGATGATATCGTCCGCTTCACAAGTATGAAGCGTCAGATTCTTGTATGGCATATTGTCACGGACTTCGTTACGAATCTGTGTGAGAGACTCGTAGATTGATTCCCAATCCGTAGACGATTCTTGTTGCTGCTTCTTACGATTCATCTTATATGGCGAGAAGATTTCTCGTCGCCAAGGATGACCCGCATCGTTACAAATCACAAGTTCACCATAGTCGGAAAACTTGGAGCGATACATTCGGTATGTGTTGAGGACCATATGACGGAGGAAGTCTTGGTCGATGTTCGGATTGAACTTGATTGTTTGGAAAATGTTAGACAGAATAATCTGGCTATTGTCTAGGAGTATCACTATTATCCATTCACTTAGAAACTTTGACAAGAATCATATCACTGTTCACGCGACCAGTTGCTTCTAGACTCTTGTTGTTGATTTTGTCAATCTCCACCTTGATGGCTCGAATGCCCATATCTTGAATCTGCTTCAGAGTGTGCTTCGACTTTCCGAAGTTCTTGCCGTAAGATTTGTTTGGGTCGAAGTTCTGTAGAGTCGTGCCCTTGATCTCGAAGCCGTCTTCACTCTCGTAGAAGTAAATCTTCCTCTGCTTACAATTATAGCACACAAAAGTCTTGGCACCAATAATATCTTCGGGATTGATAGACTTTACACCTTCACATTCATCCTTGAACTGAAGTTTCTTAGTCTGGGATTCGGCTGTTCGCTTTCTCTTCTTACGAACAATCTTGCTGTTCTCTTCGAGATAGTCACGAACAGAAACGGCAAAAGTTGCGAGATGGCTCAACTTTGTCT